AATTCTTTATGTTTATCAATTTCAGATACACGAACACCAAATGAAAATTTGCAAACATCAGCAGATTGTACCACTTTTTCGATGTATACATATCCAGTTACTGTCTCATCAACAGTAATTAAGCTAGTATCAAACGGCACTTCTACTACATTGCCTTTGACGTTTCCAATTACTTCCAGGAATCTATTGGAACGTTGGAAATGAAATAACACAACTATTTTCTTTAAGTCAGTCCTGTCCATTGTTAATTCAATTACTGCACTATTAGTATCGTGAGAATAGAATTCGTCCTGGATGTGATTCATATTATTTCGAATCTTAGTAGTAAGACTGACATCCCTTTTGATTTTCTTCATAGTTCCTCCAATGAAAAAGGCAGCCACAGTTGTAGCTGCCTAGTAATTTTATTGATTGTTAGGACGGTCGTAAGTCATTGCACGAGTGCTATCACTTACTCCGCTTGTTGTTGGATCATTAACAACACCCACGATTACGAAGACTGCGAATAAAGCGTTGATAAACACTAATAATTTATCAATGGTTTCGCCTAACTCTAATCGGATGTTAAATACAGCTAAGAACGTTTGAAGTAATAACGCTAAGGCTGGTACTAATGTAACCCAAAATGTTTTATTTAAAATTCTTACTTTCCAGTTAATCATCATATTTCTCTACCTCTTTCTCAATTAATTGTTTTATTTTATTTTCTTGACTTCTCCTCATTTGGTTAATGTACGGCTTCATTGCTTCTGGGAACGGCAGTCCAAGCGCTTCCCAGTTTTCCATTAATGAGCCGATGTAACTAATAATGAAGAATAAACAAGCTGTAATTCCAATTTCTCGATGACCCAGCGCGCGTGCATATAGCGCGATAACCATCACTACAGCCACCACCAAGAAATGTCGTAGCAAGCCGTTAGTGCTTGTTTTGCTGTCGAATTTCTTTAATTTAAAGGCTTTGATGTATCCAGATACGATATCAAAGAATACTAACCAAAGCAAAATCTGAATGTAAGGACTTTTAAACAACGATTGAAGATGATCGTTTAAAAATCCTAGTTCGATATCGTGAGGCATTATAGTTCCATAACCTCAACGACTGTCTTATATTTTTTAATCTCATCACGTTTATTAGCGTTTTCTTGTTCCAAACGTTGGATGTCTTCTGAAAGGTTTTGAATTTTCTGTTCGTATTGAGCTTTCTCTTCATTCATACGATTGATATCTGCCTGCTTAGTAGTCACTTTCGCTTCTAATGCAGTGATTCTGTTTTTAATTTGTTCTAATTCCATTCAATTCATCTCCTTTGAAAATTAAGAAAGTAATTCATTTACGCGATTTTGAACAGCTTGTGCGTCGTAGCCAGCATTTGTTAAATTATCGAAACGTTCTTGGCCATTGCCCCAAAGTCCTTGGATAACTTCATTTGCTACGTCATCAAGATTAGTGTAATCACTTTGTGTGTCTTCTCCGTTCAAAAGACTATTCACTCTATCCTGCACCGCTTGAGCGTCATAGCCGGCATTAGTGAGATTATCATATCTTTCCTGTCCATTTCCCCAAAGACCTTGCAATACTTCTTGAGCTACGCTGTCAATGTCTGTGCTAGTGCTATTATCTGTACTATCACCGCTCAACATGCTGTTTACTAAACCTTGGATGTGGTCGGCATCGTAACCCGCGTTTGTTAAATTGTCATAGCGTTCTTGTCCGTTACCCCAAAGTCCTTGCAATACTTCTTGTGCGACTGTTTCGTTTGATTTCCCTTGATTGCTAGTATTCACGCTTGATTTGGCTGGAGAAGGCGTTTCCTGTACGCTTGGCGCTTCTGATACTTGCCCTAACATTTCATCTACTGTATTACCTAGGCTTGCAAAGTATCGCATACGATTAACGAAGTATTCTTTAACGCTTTCTGTCGAATTTCCGTGTAATTCCATACTGCGATGTGGGCATGTAGTAGGCACGAATTCATGATGTAATCGAACAGTACTAGTATTGATTGGCAATCCGTAATAGATTAAGTCTTCCGTTGCTTGCATTAAAGTCATATCTTCATTTTGAAGAAATTCTTCGTCGCTCACTTTCATACTCTCACATACTTCATATCCGATTGAACGGCAGTTACTCCACCAATCGCCCGTGTGATACCCAATATTAAACGTATCAATTACTCGTGCGATAGTGTTGCGATTGCAATAGTAGTGTGCAATCCCAAGTGACTTATCACGATTTACTAACCAATTTACATATTGTTCAGGTGTCATACTTCCTGCGTCGTTGTGGATAACCACGAAATCAATACTTGTTAATCGTCCTGCGTCCATTAAATTTTCGTTGATTTTTTTAACCATTTTTATTCCTCTTTTCTTGATTTTTAGTTTTTAAATTTTAAAACTGATACTATGAAATCCTAGCCACTTTTCGTCTGCGTTGTCTTTTATTAAAACATGTCCTTGTTCTAAAATACTGATTGCAACAGGCTTGAAACTATCATTCATGCCAAACGTATAAATTTGCGTTTTAGGCCTGAATTCTTCAGGTAATTTAAATACAACTGTTTCTTTTGCTGTATTCCCACCTTTTGCAACTCCTCTAAAACGAACAATCCCGTCAACACTTTTGTAAAATTGGACAGAACCATATTCGGGCCTGTGCTGCCAACCGTTTTTCAAATCAGCAGTCTTCCAATCAGTATTCGCGCTAGTTGTAACAACTCTAGCCCATTCGCTCCAACGGTTTGAATCGCATCTACGCATATAGAACTGATCTGAATTAAACGGCACATAGAACTGAACACAATAGCTCGAATCGCTGCTGTGAGTAATCACATTCACATATCCGTAGTTATTAGTACCAGACGGATTGTTTTGAACACCCATCGCATGGTATCCACCTGCCGTCTTTAAATTATTAAGATTTCCGTTATACTTCAGTGACTTCCCATCCCTAGAAGTCATCGCGAATTCTTGAATTGGATTTCCATTAGACATTATGCCGCCTTCAACGTTTAAGCTGCTATGGAATGCAACTGGAAGATGTGACTCGAAGTGTCCATCCAACTCTGGGAATCCTCCAACAGCTGCTCTATTGTCACCCCAAGCCCACAATACTCTTGATGAACGAACGAGTAACACTGAGTCTACTAAATCACTTAGCTTATCTTGAATCACTAGTCGAACATTGTAAGCCTTAGAAAGCTCATAAAATGCACCACAGTCAATTTGACGGTTGATTTTCTCAGTACTCTCATTCGTGAGGTTAACAGCATCAATCCATCTATTAGCCTTCTTTGCTGAATACTGGATTTTAATCGTGTAAGGATTTCTATTCACTCCATCAATCACTAATGGACTAACATTGGCAGCAACCGTGGCAATGATGGTTTTATTAGTCCCGTTCCCTGTTCTGTTAGCAAGAAAGGCAATGATTTTAGGAGCGTAGTAATCCCATACTTTAATCATCTTCGATTTAGTAGCCGTTCTTCCCCTCGAGTCAGTAACCTTAGCAGTAACTTCTAAATTACCAGCCTTGTTTGCAGGGAAGTCACCAGTGGATGCTCTAACTACTAAATTATCTACAGTTAACTCAGTCGATACGATAGTGGAACCGTGAGAGCCTGCTGCATTGATTGCTTCAACACGCATCACAGATTTGCTCTTCACATAATTCCCTGTAGGAATGAATTCTGCTAATTGAGCCGTTCTTTCAGTGATTGTGACATCTTCAAGTGTTGGAACAATAGAAGCAGGTACTTTGATTGGAATGCCCCGTTTGAACACATCGTAGCCGATTTGCTCATCACCTCTAAATGTACGTACACAAACATCTATTTGCCCTGTATCGCTATTTGGGATTCGATTAGCATAATCGATTGGGACTGTGAACTGCACGTTCGCATCATGTCCATTCCCTAGATCATTCCATCCGCTATCGTTAACCTTCCAAAGAACTTTATGTCTGAAATCGTTGACTTTCTTTTCAATTAGAATAGTCACTGGTTGTCCTAATTCTGTAGCTGCTACTGAGCTAATAGCACTAGCACGCGGGATAGTGGAGAGATTTAATGTTCCGCTAAACCAACCAATATCTCCTAAACTTGCCACATTTGTCATTCTGGCACGGATTGAAATACTCTTGCTTCCGTCTTCATTATGTGGAATTGTTATACTTCCCTTTCCAAGAGATATCCATTCTTTATCTCTTAAATCGAAGCTAACGTATTTGCTAATAACTTTTTGCCCGTTAATTTCCGCTTCTGCAAGACTCTCATCGTTTAAATCGAATGCCCATGTGCTTCCGCGTTCGAGCATTAAATGATAAACCACTTCTGAAGTGTTGGAAGAAATACTCGTGCTTGCTTCTGTCACTTGGAAGACTAAACGCACATATCCGTTGCTAGTCGTATTAGAAAAATTAGCCATTTACAGCACCTCCCACGTAAGAAACAGTTGTAAACTCGTTGTCGAAACGTTCAAAAATATGATTAGCAATAGTAACGGAATTCCAGAATGTCGCGCTTACAATGTTCATTTGTTGACCAGACACATACGCCACTACTCGTCCAGAATCGATAAACTCCATGCGTTCGTTAGTGTAACGTGTTTGAAGTTTTTCACCGTTTTTACCAATCAGCAATCCGTCTTCAGAGACGTTGAAATATGTTGAGATTGCATTGAGCAGAACGCTGGATTGCTCCATATTCAACTCTACTGCTCTCGTTCTCTGGCCTAACCCTCGAATCTCTTCTGCAGTCTCTTGAATTCGCTTATAAGACTCTTCCAAGTTACTAAATTTACCCGTCAAATCTCTGAGTGTGTCTTCTGTGACTTGAGACTTGTTGATGATTTCCATGACATTAGCGAATTGATTAGCGTGCTCTCTGTTGCGCTCTTCGAATTCTTTTTGTAGTCGTTCCAGCTCTTTGTCATCTTTCTTCAATACAGGTTCCCATTTACCGTTCGTGTAAATCTTTGGCACATCCTTACCAGGCGTGCTTGTATCAGTCCACAAATCTCCAACGCTAGGATTAGCTGGAGGAGTTGGGCCTATTGACTTGTTAACAATAAAATCTTTAATTACAATCGAGTTGCTTGCAGCAACTTGATTAGCTTCAATAGCCTCACAAATAAATGTGGCTTCTCTATCCACATCACTGACAGTCACAGTTAATTCATTACTGCCGTTTGCGTGTTGCTCGTTCCACGCTGTGTCATCCGTTCCATATTTACTTACTCGTTTCCATCTATATGTGAAACGGCTGTTCATTTGAATATCCATCTTGCTGACGTTAGCAATTAATTTAGTAGCTATATTACTATTTTGGAACACCACTCCATCGGTCGACTGGATTGTCATCACAAATGGAACGCTTGTGAAATCAAAAAGACGTTCTTGCACTAATGTGCTTAAACGTCTAACTTTTTCATTAATCGTGTCTTCTCTTGATACGATATTAGTAATTTTGATTTCTCCATTCTCGTTGGTTGATAGAGATTTCTTAATACTTGCTACTCTTCCTTCTACAATCAAAGCTGGCTCATAATTATGATCCACAATGATTACTGTATCTCCGATGTTTACTTCTCCAGGAAGCATATTGATAGGTACATCGTAAGTTACCTCTGGATGGTTCCATTGTTTCAACTTGATAACAGCTTCTGCCATCAAGGCTTGTGGAGTTTTAGCTTCACTCTCAAAACGCTTAACAATCCCTCCGCCAGCTGGTGTATAACCAGCACGTTTCCAACGTTCTACGGCATCGTAATCAATCAAGTAAATCGAATTTTTGGGAGAACGAATATTTCCTTCGTTATATTCAGCTCCAGCTAGTGTGATACCATCAGCACCAGTTGCTACAATCGTAGTTGCTAGATTTTCAATAGAGATGGTTCTTTTAACGTTTGAAACTTCTCTTCCAACTTCTAATCTAACTTTCTTATCTTCACCAATTTTTCTGTAAATGTTAATTAACTTTTTAGTGATTTTTCCGTTTGCAAATTCGAAATCGTAAGATATCTCAGCATCAAACCTTCTTACTAGCTGTCTAAGTCTCTTAGTAGCAGTATCCGTACCCTGCCATTCCAATTTACGAACAGTAGTAGATGGGATTTCATTAACTCCAATCTCCCATCCAGAATCGTATGTGAACTCATCAATATAATGAGTGATTGGATAGCTTTTATCAGCCTTGTAAGGCGGAACTTGCTCACCTAGTAAGTCAAGTCCTGCGTCTTCAGCATAAATCGTTTTAGAGTCTTTATCCTCTTCAATTCGCATTACTTCAAATGATCGTATCTTGCTACCATCTTTTACAATCAAATAGCAACCTACTTCTAGCTTTTCTATTTCCGGATTACCGGTTTTGTCTACGGTAAAGTCGTAAGTCCCAACACCAGTTTCTAAATCTTGCTCGAAATAATCGTTATATGCGATTAATCCACCAGTGAGATTAAAACTAAGCTGGCATAGAATTTCGTAATTTCTGTTTGTTACTGTAATCATAACCAGCACTCCTTAAATATCGCATCTACGACTGGTATTTTATTATCATCTCCAAGGACCGCAACTTCTGTAGTTCCTACATTGATTGCAAATACCTGGCTTGCTGCATTGATGTACTTACGTTCACCGTTGATAATCAGTTTGTTTTCCGCACTATCAAACACCACTAAGTCATTAGTGTTAATCACTACAGGCCCACTCTCATAGCCATATTGAACGACTTTCCCGCTTGGATGAGCGAAAGATATCATCTTATACGGTTTTCCTGCCGTGAATTTGTAAGTAGGATACACTGGAATAGTTCCTTCATTGTTGAAAATCAACTTGTTCGATTCGCGCTTAGCTGTCTTTTCGGTTTTAGAGATAGCAAACGGATTGAAACAATGGATTTCGAATGCGCCTTGAGCGTATCTGAATGTGATTAAATTAAAATCACTAGTTCCAGAGACTGCGCCTTCGTAATACACATCAGGTTGATATCCAAACTCAAACTTGCTAATACCAGGTACTAACAATGCTCTTTGAATTGCGATTTTACTTTTTTCAATGCGATCACCAAGAATTGTGAATTGAACTTTTATAATTCTTTTCCCGAATCTACGACGAATGAAACGCTCACCGTCCACAAGAGCGTATTTTCGAGAGGTTGCACTCACTTCTGGACTAAATCCAAAATCAATGTTATTAACAATCATTAAGTCTCCAAGCTCTTGCCCATTAACTTTAAAACTAAACATTAGTCTTCTCCTCTCTTCCTACGTTCTCGTCTATCTAATCTGCTTTGTTCATTTGTCACATAAGGAGTGATTTGCTTCCCGACAACTTTTCCATCTAACTCAACTGTTGTATGCAATTCTATTTTTTGATTTGAATCTTCTGGATCATAGCGATGGTTATCTGGATTCCATGAACTCATTTGAGACGCTTGTTGTCTTGTGAGTTCAACTCCTCCAACTGTAGCGACGTTGCTATTGAAGTCTAATTCGCTGTATAACTCGTTATTCAAGTACTTATCAACGATATTGTTAACCTCTTCTGCGATACCTTTAACCGTATCTTGAACATCACTGAATCCGTCTTTCAATCCAGAGCCAAAACCGCCCATAATAGCATTACCTGCTGGAATTAATAATTTTCTATCGTACTCGATTGGACCTTTATGGTCTCGAATCCAGTTCGCAATTCCTCCAACGAAATCTGTAACAGCTCCCCAAGCAGCTTTCAATCCGCCAAGAAAGCCATCCATGATAGCTTGTCCAGCTCCTGCTAAGTCGATGTTCCATAATCCGTCGAATATTCCAGTAATTCCAGAAACTAAGCTAGAAACAGCGTTAGACATAGCGTCCCAAGCGGCTTGCGCTCCAGATACTAATCCATCGATAATCCCTTGCACACCAGATACTAATCCGTTCCAACCTGCAATAGCTGCACCAGAAATAGTGTCCCATAGACCGCTTAAGAATGCAGCCATACCATTGAATGTAGCTTGAACACCTCCAACGATTGCGCTGACTGCTCCAGAGAATATTGAAGTAATTCCGTTCCACATCATTGAAATTCCGTTCGAGATTCCATCCCAAATAGCACCTAAGTCCGTTCCTAATTGCCCGAAATTAAGTGTCACTAAATCAATAATGATTAAGATTGCTCCAAGGAATACGGATTTGATAACTTCCCATGCTCCAGTAAAGTATGCAACATATCCATCAAACATTTGAGAAATTCCTGAACTCATACCGCTCCATAGTCCTGTGAATGCATCGATAAATGGTTGAACAACTGCCATAATTGCGCCTGTGATAGCACTCCAAATGGCTGTTGCCACACTTACAATACCTTCCCAAATAGCAGTTGCTGTTTGGGCAATATTATTCCAAGTATCAATTAAGAAACTTGAAATAGAAGTCCATGCACTAGATAGGAATTCTGTAAATCCTTTCCAAATAGCCTTTCCTGTTTCTGTTTGAGTAAAGAACCAGGTTAATGCAGCTACTACGGCAGTAATCCCTACAATCCAGGCTGTAAATGGATTTGCGGAAACAATCGCGTTAAATGCAACCATTCCAGCTTTAGCAGCCGTTAACCCAGTTTTGAATCCATCAATTGCACTCTTAACAGTATTTACAACTTTTAAAGCGACAAAGCCTGCTGCTAATCCTGCTAACACTGCTGTTACAGAATCGACTGCTGCAGGAGTTTGGTTAATCCAATCTACAAACTGCTTAATCCAGTCAGTTACTGTGCTAATAGCACCAGTAATACCTTCAAATGCTGTTCCTAGTTCTCCAACGTCACCACTAATTCCAAGAATGCCTTTTAATTGGTCAACAAATCCTCCAAACAAGTCACCAATACCACTAACTGCACCTTTAATATTTTCAAAAGCCGTTGTCAGGTTATTAATTATCGTTTGCGTTGTAGATTCACCAAAGATAGCTGTTAATCCTTCTTTTATGGCGAACCCTAATACTTCTGGGATTGCTTTAACCACATTCTTTAACATTGGAATGAAGTTACCAAAGACAAACGTATGAACTGTTTCTTTTAAGGCCTCTAACGATGGTGTTAAATCCTCACCAAGGGCCATATTTCCAAGTACGTTTTGTGCTGCAGCCTTCATGGATGCAAATGAACCGGTGAATGTAGTAGATGCTTCTTTGGCGGTTGTTCCGGTAATGTCTAAGTTTTCTTGAATCGCGTGGATTGCTTGATAGACATCAGATAAGTTATTGATATCGTATTTAACTCCAGTGAGTTTCTGAGCGTCAGTAAGAAGACGTTGCATTTCTTCCTTGGTACCACCATACAGATACATATTCGCTACAATTCGCTAGATTGTAGCCGTCTTTTAAAGACTGCTCTATGTCACCATAGAGATTAGACTATCTCTTATGCATTTAATGCATCCTAGCGCTTCGACTCGCTTGAGCCTACTCTACTCCATTTAAAAAGAATTCTTTTTATGTTTCGATAGTCGTTACACTTTCAAGACTAATCTTGCTTAGCACGATATTGTCTAAGCTACTATGCTTAGAGTTTCATCGTTTTCACTAGGTTTACCCTCGGCTATGGCTTTTCTACCGAGCTTTAAATTGTCCAACATGGTGTAGTTCTGTTTAGCAAAGCCTTGATATGCAAATTGAATACTTTCCATCGATGTGCCCATCTTGTTAGCATTGTCTGACATATCAATCATTGCCATGTTTGCTATCTCTGCAGCCTTGTTCGTGTCTCCACCGAGCGACTGTAACAGACTTGCGCTAAATCCTGTTACGGATTCCATATACGCATTAGCAGACAACCCTGATGTTCTGTACGCTTCTTTAGCGTATCCCTTAACGATATCGGCACTGCCTTTGAATAGCGTCTCAATCCCACCAAGAGACTGTTGAAGTGCTGCACCCTCGTTTAATGAAGAAGCTAAGGTATCCTTAATAACTTTCCCTATCCCGATTGCAGCAATCATCTTGGTGACTGTGCCGGCAAAGCTTTTCATAAAACCTTGACCAGCTCTATCTCCGGCACCGACTACTTCTGTTCCCATAGCTTTTTCAATCATGCCTTTAATTCCGTCGGCCGATGGGATTATCTGAACATAAGCAGTACCTAATTCTGTTGCCATTAAGTTTCCTCCTTCCCTAATAATCTATTTCTTTCTCTTAAGAACTCCTCGCCCGAACTAAATGTCTGAGTATCTGACTCTGATTTGCGCTCATCTATACCTAGTAGTTTCTCTAGAATCGATTGAGGTACATTAGTACCTTTTGACCCGTCCTTTGTCTTCTGCCATGCTAGTATGCTTAATCTATCCACAGCACAAGCTAGTAACGACTCTTCTAATGTGATTCTATTTCCAGACATGATCATCTTAATTCTTGAGTTTTGTCTTAAACCTAAAGAAAAAACGGCCGCCGATATAACCGGTAGCCGTCGATAGTCATAGATATGATAAGTTTCTGCTAAGTCGCAAATTAAAGCATCTTCATCAGTCACAATCATTCTTGCAAGGGCCATTATTTTTTTAAGGCTTTAGCCTGTGTGAAAATCTCAGTAATTTCATCATTCATTTTCTGAATGGATACACATCCATTTTCATCTCGTACATGATCTTTTAATGCAGCCGCTGCAGCAGGGCCTAGAACTTTACGAACGACCTTAGAAATTAGAAGAGGATTCTCTTCTAACTCTACAAGTAGTTCTAATAGTTCATAGTCATCGTTAATTGTGCTTTCATTGATTTGAAATTTAAATCCGGAAGATGTTTTCCCTTTAATCATAATTAACCTACTTTCTTAATGTATTCATAGTGAGTGCTTCCGTCACCATCAGGGAACGCTGATAATGTAGTTTCGTAACCGATGTTTCCTGCACCTTCATATTTGATCTCTCCTACTTCTGACACTTTAGCCAGTGGAAGTACCATGCGTTTAATAACTCCGTCTTTAAGAACCATATCAACCACAAATGATTTTTCTTCGTATTCTTCAGCTTTAGCTTTTACTGTGATTCCAGTTTCTAGAGTTCCTGTTACGTTTTTCTCACCATAAATCAATTTCAATACGTGTATGTTTAACGCTTCGATAAGAGTAAATTTGAATTTATCCTCTTTTTCTTTCAATGCTGTATTTACAATTGAGCCACCCCATTCTTTAATGTTCTCAGAAGAAGCGCTGTTAGCATTCACTAAACCTTCTTCAGCTACGAATCCTAAATTTTGGAACTTAACATCTAACGTTGCTTCTGCGTCAGTAGGTAAATCTGTTCCCTTTGGTGCCATGTAAATAGCTCCACCAATCTTAGGCTTAGCTGCGGTTACGTTACTCGCGTTGTTTTTATCTGCCATATTTTTCCCTCATTTCTAATAATGTCTGATATCAAACACTGCTTGATATCTGTATTTTTTTGACTCTGTATCTGTATAGTTGTAATCGCTGTTTAAGCTAACATCAGATACGTCGTTTAATTCGACTAACTGTTCAACTATCTCTTTCACAGTCTCATTTAACAAAGAAGCCTCATACATCGACTTTCCATACGATTGGAAAGCAAATGTAGAGGCTAATAATTTATTGCGCTTAGAGCTGCCTGTTTTTTGAATTAATACAAATTTATCTGGCATCTTAGGTGAAAGTTCGAATACAACTGGGCAATCCAACTTTCTTGTCATGAATTTTCTAATTTCAATCTCTATCAACCTCTCACCGCCTTCAATAATGTATTGTTTTTCTTATTATCCTTTTTAGCTTTAGCTGTAGCAGCTTTAACTCGACCTGTGGCACGTTTCTGACCGATTTGAGTATCTGCCTCATATCCAGTTCCTGCTCGACTAGCAATCTCGTTTGCACGTTCGCTAATCATCTTCTGAACAGGCTCAGATTTTAAGAATTCACCGACACCTTTTGTGTTCAATTTGAATTTAAATGAGCTACTCATATCTTTCCACCGTCACTTTCTTGTGCCAGGCAGTTGGTACCATGGATTCAATTCCTTCTACAACTGGTCCAAACGTTCGAAATGTTTCGCCAAAGAATTTAACTTCCCTATCTTTCCAAACGTGATTATCGCCTTTAGGAATACCAAGCGTATAGACTGCTTTCTTTCCGTAAAGTTGAACCTGGTTAATGACATCAGTAGCCTCAGTAAGAGCTACTAAGACATTCTCTACTTGAATTTCTACATCATCGTATGTTGCAGCACCCATTTCGTCCTCACCAGTTTTAACACGATCTACTAATGTGACAGTAATTCCTTTAATCATAGAATTCTATCACTCCAATCCGTTGCTTAGTGAAACCTAATCGTTTCAATTCTGCATTCTTGATGAAAATACCACCACCAGGGACGAGATACGAGCCACTCACTGAGTACCCTAGAGCGCTCTGGCTGAATTGAGTCATCGGCTCTTGCTCTGTAGAAGTCATTAATGTACGAGCTACAATATCAACTACTACAGACTTAACCACATTCTCATAACTAGAACGTTCTACAACCATGTTGTCTAAATCTTTTCCATAGCGACGAGCCTCTTCCCTCAGCATGTCAGATACAGTGGCAAGAAGCGCATTCGCTCTGTCAATTTCAGACGGCTTCAGTCTCTTCCAGAGTCGCTGTAAATCGTCTAAAGTCGCAAATGAGTTCATTAATCATCATCCTTTGCTTCTTTCTTCGGTTTAGCTTTAGTTTTCTTTTCTTCCACTGGTTCCCATGAGCCTGATACAACACAATTAGTCTCAATAATAGCCCCAGTTTTTACGTCTCTATATTTCATATCAAAGACCTACGCTTTTACACGAGCAAATGAGTCTTCGTCAAGAATTCCCCATCCAATATATGCTTCAGCTCGCAAGCAAATTTCGTTATATTGTTTTAAGTCACGTCCAGTACCGTCTGGATCACCATATTGAATAATTTCTAATGGAATATTATCCGCATATCCCCATTTGAAGCGGTTAGCAAAGTCACCAACAATCACATGATCTTGTTCAGCAGTTCCGCCTGTTACAGTTAAGTTTTTGCTGATATCTGATTTCATGCCGTAGAATGAGTCAGGATTTTGTCCAAAGCGGAATTCAGGATATTGTACAACACCATTTACTTTAACTTTAGCTAACGCTTGCCCCGCAGTTGGAGATAATGCAATACCTGTTACTTCTCCACCTTTTGCAACGATTTGTTGAACTGCAGTGTCGATATTGTCATCAATATGGTCTGCATCATAAGTTGTAATGTTATTCTTTACTAAACCATCAAATGAGTTAATATCACGGAATGAAGCATCCGTCATACCTTTTGGTTCTAAACCGTGAAGAGCTGCAATATCAAATGATTGTGCAATCTTCTTAGAGAACCCCTCTGTAAATGTATCTAAGAATTGCATTTGTTTTTCTTCTGAAACATGTAAGAATTCGTCTGTAATACGTGCTTGATAAACGAATTTTAATGGTTTGATTACTTTAGAAGTAACTTTAGCTTCCCCAGCTAATTTTTGTTCGCCTTCACCTACGATTTGAGCATTTCCTTCTAGGTTGAACACCATTTGTTCTGTTCCTGCAAAAGGAATTGGAGTTTGAGCTGATAAGTTAGCTAAAACTGATTTGCCTTGTACTTTTGAAAATAGTTCTTTAACCAATTCTGGTTTAAATAATGTTGCTGCTTTTAAAGATTTATCTGTCATTTGTTTTTCCTCTTTTCTATTGATTTAATTGTTGTAACATTTGTCTCATCGCACTTGTTCTTTCGTCACCAATAACTGGTTCAACATCTTTCAATGGAGCGACTGGTTTTGGTTTGATAAATGCAGATAAACGTTCCGCATCGGCTTGCAAGCTCTCTTCGTCGCTACCTTGTAATCTGTCTACCAACTCATACGGAAGACCGTTGCGCAATGCAATTTGAGTACGAAGCTGTGTTCCTTTGAACTTCTCAACAACTTGGTTAACTTCTGCTAGTTCAGACTCTTTAGCGCTAATGAATTCGTCTTTTTCAGCTAGTAGTTTGCTGTTGCTGTCGATTGTCGCTAATAACTCAGCGTTCGTTGTTTCCAATTCCTTCACACGAGATTCTAGTTTCTCTAATCCGGCATACTTCTCTTTCTGACGAGCGAGTCGTTCACCAATGATTCGGTCTAGTTCTTCTTGTGTTTCAATCGTTTTAAATTCAGGCATGTTACTGCCTCCTTTCCCGCGTCAACCTGCGCGTACAGTAATTTTTTTATTAAAAAAAGCCACTACATAAGCAGTGACCTTTAGTTTAATAACTGATTTTTTGTTTTTTCTTTGGCTTAGCTGTTGCACAAAGCCAATGCGCTATCAATACGCTATCCATAAGACTGATGTCTACGTCATCAAAGTGTGAACGATATCCAAAACCACCGTTTGAACCAATGTTCCGTTTGTCGCAATTGGTTACAACCTTAGATAGTGACGGTTGCCCTGAGTGACAAATGGTCTTCTGATACACCCCTTGCTCAAACATCGCGTTTGCTACAATGATTTCTTTAACGGTTGGTAATACTACATTCCTAATTCCAATTTCTCTAAGTTCATCGTAAAGAACTTTCTGACCACTAGCACCATCAATAGCAATTAGAGACGGCTTAGCTTTTCGTAAGAAATTAACTATCCATCCGTTACCGTTTCGAACAGATTGACAATCGACAGTTTCAACGAAGCTATCATCAAAATCTGTTTTAATAGAAATGCTTAACGCCACATTAGTTCCATCTTGTCCATATTTGATTCCGACGAACATAGGACCTTTGAATTTAGGTACTTCGTCCAATCTAAGAGCCTCCCATTCAGATTCTGAGATTGCTGATTTTTGATTGTAGGTAGGCCAGAACCCAAGACGTTGGATGTTATGGTCTAGCTTATCGTCACCTAGTTCGGCTTCAATCTTACGTTCGTCTAAGTGATAACCCATTGAAGGATTGGAATTGTACCAAGATTCAATGTCTGATATCTCTTTCTCAGTATCCACAGACCATTCTGCCCATCCGGAATACTTACCGCGACCAAATAAACACGTTTCACGGAATTTGCTGAACACCGTACCGCTCGAAACGGGTGTTGGAGGAGTTCCGCACATAACTGTGATTGGATTATCACTGTCAGTAACCGTATATTTCAACGCTGACTCCTGCTCAGTTGTATATTCTTGAGCTTCGTCTATGATCATGATGTCGAATCCTTCGCCAAGTCCACCGTTAGATGTACAAGTCCTGAACTGCAGCACTCCTTCTGTATTAGTTAGAGCGATTCGTTCTTGACCTTTAGCGCGAATAGATGTAAAGTCTTCTCCATCCACATATCCCATCTTTTCTAAGTACCTCTTAACCTTCTCAAAAGAAGAATGTGATGTACTAATTCGATGAGCCGTATGTAAGATGTTCAATCCTTGGTGTAAGCCCCAAAGTTCGAGCATATAAAGAAGTTCGGATTTCCCATTCCGTCGAGGAATCGAATATCCGAACTTCTGATGGACCCATAGTCCTTTTTTATCAACAGCCATCATCGCCTCTAGCAATTTCTTTTGCCAGATATAGCTGCTTAATCCTGTTTTCTCATAAATCTCTATAGCTTCCTTACTGAGAGACCTTTTTTTAACGTAAGGCAGGATGACTGATTGTGTAGGAAGCTGATTTCCATATTTTTTTCTAGCCACTCACTCACTCCTTTGTTAAAATCTCTGTAACTCTTTCCAAAAAATAAAGAATGATCATTTTTAGTAAATAACATCCGGACTATAAAGTTGGATATCGTCTTCGTTTAATGGAATTCCTGTTTTTATAGAATCTTCTAATTGCTTAATAGCTTCTTCTACTTCTTCTGGATGTTGTTCTATGTTAACAGGATTAAAGAATATAACATTTTCTAAAGAAACGTTGAATTGTTTTTCATATCGTTTCAAAAGTTCCTCTGAAAAATACTTTAAGCGATCATACACATTGTTATACATAATTCTATCCTTTCAATATCAAACCTACTGTCAAATGTAAAAAATCTAAATCATCTTTTATTGTTTTTAACACCATCTCATTTGTTGCAAAATCGATTGACTGAATAAACTTTTCCGACGGTTCAAATAATCCTTGTAATCCCATGCTTAACACTTCAGTGTAATCGGTGTAATCTTTCCCAATATACGGAAAAACAAAACTATCTTTCTTAGTCACTTCCGTTAATCTATATCCTGAATTCGGGAAAATCTTTTTTAAGCTGATAGGCTTTTCTCCAATTGTACGTTTATTAACCCATTCTTTTTCTATTCGTAGAACATTAGGGTTTGACCATTCAATCATATGTCCTATTTCATGGTATGGAACACCTTTTCTTGTTCCTTCTGCAGCTATGGTTAAATATCCATCTTTATAATCAGGATATTTTTTATCATACGCATTTCCTTTTGAATTAACCGCACCTGCACTAAAAAAACCTCGTTTGGATTTTCTTGCTAATATTTTTTTATTCTGCTTTTCTGGTATTTCAGACCACTCTTTCGGATAATATGAAAAAGCTTCTTCTAACTCATCTTTGATGACTTTCGAAGACCCTTGAGCCCAAGAATCTTTAGAAATTATTCCGCCCATCTCTCTGAAATTTGAAAAAATTGATTTTAGTTTGTCTTTATCACCAATATGATTAACAATATCGAAATGGTCCGTAACTTGTTTTCCTATTTTAATTATATCATTCGGTGTCGCTTTACTTAAATCAATTTTACTCGCAGCATCTTTGATTTGTTGTAACTTATATTCGTCAATCCTTTTGTTAGTCTGAATCGCTTCGTCCTCCGAACTCCATTTTTTACTCCACACGTTTTGCTTTTTTCCATTTCCTGGATGATAGTCCAATGTGCAAGTGCATCTATCATGCCGTCTAAACACATCCTTGTTAACACCAGGGTACGTGTAAACACCAGCTAATTTACTACACCAAGCACAACAATTACCGTCAGTTGTTCGAACAATCTTTGGCTTTAATCCAGATTTAAAATGGAAATCTGCATTTACTTTGATATGATTATCCACGATATTTTGGTTAAAGTTAACGATAGGCTCTTTAAGAATCCATGATACATCTTCGAACTTTTCCTCGTATGACAATCGATTTACTAGTCCATTAATTCTTTCTTGATTTATAGGTGCCTGGATGGATTTTAATCCAATCCCAGCCTCCTTATTTAAAACCTCTTGAACCTGCTTAGCGTATGTACTTACCATTTTATGATTAGTACCCAGTGTTTCATTTAAAATACGACTAGCAATGTTAAAGTGCATTTTTCCATCCGGAAGAATTAATCCACTAATGTTGTTTTGAAGCGTCTCAGAAAGAATCTTCCCTAATTTAGTCGCAAATTCATGCGCATCTATAAAGTTAGCTTTACCACTTCGCGCTAGAAGTAGTAATCTCTCTAATTCTGCACTCTTCTCAGCCTGTTCAAAAAAATCAGCTTTTATTTTGTCAAGAAGTTCTGGAACGATATCATCCATTCGCATCAGCTCCTTTAATTCCTGTTAAATCGCGAATAGTTTCTGCTGTGATATATCCTGGAAGCACTTGGTTTAGCTTAATTGCTCCATCTCCGAGCATAGTCAATGTAGATGCATCCGCTTCGAACAGCGGTTCCCATTTAACTACAGTTTTTGAGAATTCCTTACGCATAAATCTGAAATCATCACGTAAGCACACAGCTACATAAGCAACGTTTAAAAATCCTGAACCTAGAGAACGTTGTGCAGCTTTTCCTGCGAGTCTCAAATTCTCATGGCTTGCTTTAATAGCCTCAACGCTAGATGGATTATCAGAAACGAATCCTAAGTCATCAAGTGTTAATCCTGTTTCACCAGCAAAGCCTGCCGCTGCCATTTTCAGTTGCTCAACGAAAGGTGTCATGCTTGCAGCCGTGAACTGACCAACTGAAGGTTTATCTCCATCGTCATCTTTAGTGAACATGATAAAACTTGAGATAGTTGCTTTAAGACTCTCAATTGTTTCTGCTTCTTGGCTCACTCCTAAAACGTATTTCTGAGGGAATGAGTAGAATTCAGCCGTTACTTCTGAACGTTCAATAGTTCTTTGAGCTGTTTTCTGATAATCAATTCCAGAACGCGTGATTCTTGAACGCCCAAACGGTCTGTCTGCGTCTGGTCTATGGATAATAGGCACCAGCAGTGGAATACCTGTTGGATTTTCAATCGAGTAAGGCTCTTCTCCTTTTGGATAAAAGATAGTAAATTCAGGAGTGAAGTACGCTTCTAATAAAGGTCTCTCGTAATCGTCTCGTTTAAGAACCGCATACCCTTCTGTTAGCAAATTAGTAATTGGATCTATAATTCCTGTTGCATTGCTTGCCTCAATAACTTGTAATCTAGGCATTCCCTCTTCGTCTTTAGAAATGTAGATAAAGCAGCATGATCCAATCAATGCAGATAGAATTGCTGAGTCGAAAAAGATATCTGGATTGTTATATTGAAAAATTTCATTAGCATTAAAATCATCGTTCGCAAACTCTCTAAAAATCAATCTGTCAGCCAAGCTATCTACAGCCTTAGTTGTCCACCCAAGAACCGTCTTGTACTTATCTCTGATTTGAGCTGGGATAGTGATTCCGTCTGTATTGTCGATTTGCTTCATCGAGTAATAATTGTATCTTAGTTGTACTCTACTGCGATATCCGTTCAATTTTCGACGGAGGTACGCTTTACCTTTCAATTCCATTTTTCATTTCTCCTTTTTTTGAGTTTTGGCGCGAGAAAATTTGTACAATACTGCCTGGGAGGTCGCCAGAGCCACGAGGTAGGTTCCCCTCCCCCCTATCACTCAGGTTTGTAATTTGCCCAATCTCTCGTCTGTGGCAAATTGCGGTTCCCTAGGACTTGTTTTACTTCACGCGCTTGATTAAATAATTTATCTGATTTTTGCCTGTTACACGTCCAGTGGGCGAGCTGTAGGTTCTCAATGTCGCTTGGATGTCCACCTTTGTTTATTGGTACGATGTGGTCAATCACTGGTGACAGTGGGTGTGGATACTTAAGCTTGAAGTCTACAGGCTTTCCACAAATTCCGCAGACGTTCTGCGTCTTGAATATCTTCTTCTTATTCTTTTCGAAGGCTACTCGATGTGGTCCAATCCTATCTGGTCTTACCATTTCAATTCATCCTTTAATTAAATTTTATGCACCAGGGTCGTTTTAACCCTTCGGGTCTTAATTATATGGGGGTGTTTTTATTGTCATACCGCCGTTTTTAAAGGGGCGGGGGTATTAAATATTCAAGGGTACGGGGGTATTTCTGAATTTCACATATCTTATATTGTGTTAAATTCGAGCAACGCTCGAAACCATTGATTTAATAATGTTTATTTAACTTTTCTTTTTTGAATTTACAAATTCTCAATATGTTAAATTAAACAGCTCTACAAGTAAAAATCGTCCATTGATTTATCCTGTTGGTCTTGCTGGATTCCAATGTATCGAAGTGTGATATCCGGACTCGCATGGTTGAATAGAACCATCAACATGGCTACATCTTTATTGTTTTTGTAATGATGATATCCAAATGTCTTCCGCATGGTATGAGTTCCAACGTTCTCTATTCCAATATCTTCTGCTGCAGCCTTTAGAATGTAATAAGCAGCTTCACGAGTAATTGCTTTATTCTTTCCTTTTCTGCTTTTGAATAGATAATCATGAGGGTTCATATCTTTGATGTACTCTTGTACTTCCTTTTTGAAAGACTTGTTCATCTTTCTTTTGAGAATCTTGCCTGTCTTTAACTCTCGGATGTTCACATACTGTCCTTGAACATCCTTAGCTTTTAATTTAATAATGTCACTGATTCTTAATCCAAGATTAATTCCAAATACGAACAGCATGTAATTACGTTCGTTCCATTCTTTTAGGTAATCTTTCATAGCCTGGATGTCATCAGGATCGCGAATAGGTTCTACGAAGTTCATACTGTTTCCTTTCTTAAAAACTAAAGAGCGTACTCATCAGCACGCTCTTTGACAGTTTTTGTTGGTTTATCTGGGGAATTACCGTGAGTGGAGTCGAACCACTCTACATCCAACACGGCA